AACCAATAATAATTTCTTGTGTTAATTCCTCAAAAGGAATATATCCTTCAGCTTTAGGTTTTGGAAAACTTTGTGCTCCATATACATCACTTGACACTCCATTCTCATCTGTACCAATTAACCTCCAATGTACTGTTTGAACTACGTTTGTTAAACCGTCTTCGTCAATTACACAATCTAAGGGGTTTGTTACCAATTTAAAATTTATCATATCTATTTAATTATTTGTTTTTTAAAATTTCTATTTCTGCTTTTAACTCTTGTATAGCTTGTACTAAAATTGGTACTAATTTTGAGTAATCAACTGATTGCATTTGTTCAGCATCTTTTTCTCCTGTTACTGCGTATGGAACAACCTCTTGTAATTCGTGTGCAATAACACCATTCATTCTACTATTATCAGCTTTCCACTCGTAATCATAAACTTTAATTTTAGAAACTAAATCCAATCCATTAAATTGTTTAAAGTCTTGTTTTAGTCTATAATCTGAAGTTACGTTAAATGATGTTAAAGTACCACTTGTTGAAATAGAACCTACAACACCATTTGGATTTCTAAAAAACATTTGAGTAGAACTTGCAGTAGTTCCAATTTTAGCAGTATAAGGTACATAAGTAGTTCCACCGTCTGAACAAACTAAACCACTATCAAAAGCGGTAACTGTACCTATACATACAGTTCCACCTGAAGGCTGTAAAGCTAAAGGATAAACTGCAGTAGAGCCATCGTTTCTTTGAACTTGTTGCCAAACGTGACCTGAATTAGCTACACCCGTATAAAGTCCGTATAAACCATTTGCAGCTAATATAGCACTTGTTCCAACAGTACCTGAACCAAATGTAGGTGTTTCAGAATTTGTTCCTCCTGCAACTTGAAATTTAACACCCAAAGTTGTAGTTCCAATTGATACGTTGCCTGAACTATTAATAAGCATTTTTAATGAACCTTGTCTGCTAAATTCTAAAGCATCTTGAGCAACAAATCTACCTCCGCCAATACTCCAAAGTTCAGTTCCTGCTGAATTATAAAATCCATAACCTGCTGCTCCTCCGTCTGATGCATATTGTAATGAAATCATATTGTTTCCATTACCTTTAACTTGTAATAATGTAGCAGGCGACGTTGTTCCAATACCTACGTTGCCACCTGTTGGGTTTATTGCTAAATTAGTAGTTGCTCCAAATGAATTTGTAAAAGCTGCAATTGAAGGAACTCCATTTGTTGCTCCTGAAACTGTACCTATTGCAACCATATTTAAACCTGCTGAACCACTAAAAGTTGCTCCGTATGTATTATTTACATCCCTAACAGATAATTTACGTTGAGGTACATTTGTTCCAATTCCTATTTGTGTTCCGTCATCAAAAATAACACTATCTCCAATTGTGTTAGATCCTGTAAATTTAGGTACATAGTTTGTTGTTCCTGAGACAGTAGGAATTTGACTTGTTAAAGCCATAGTTCCGTCAGCAGCTGGCATTGTAATATTTCTAACTCCAGTATGAATGAATTTAGTTTGTTTTGAACCTCCTCCGTTTACTATTTGAAAATAATCAGCAGTTCCTCCTAATTGTGTATAACCAGTAGCACCGGAAAATCCACCTGACTCATTAATTAATAAAATATTAGATTTTATTTGACTTGAAAACGTTTTTATTCCACTAATTGACTGATCTCCAGTTAATTTAACTACAACATTATCTAAAGCATAAGTGTTACTGTCTAAGCTTCCGTCACCTTTTACAAATTGTGAACTTGTGCCTCCTAAGATAGTCCCTAAGCTTTTATTTTTCCATAAATCAGTTGAACTTTCGTAAACTAAAACTTGGTTATTTGTTTTTGAACTTATTGCAACATCATGCAACTCGTCAAGCTCATATCCGTTTTGAATTTTAACCTCAATTTGTCCCAAAGTAGAACTTGAACGGGTTACAACTCCAACGTAAACCAAATGAGCCGGAGCCGATTGTTTTGTACTCGTATAAGTTCCTGAAACTGTTGCCGACAAATACAATTGAGTTCCAGCATCATAAGCCGATGTATCTAATCCTATTAAGTCTCCAGCACAAACAACGTATCCTGTTGCATTATTTGCCAAATCCGCTTGGATAAGTCCAAACGTTTGAGCCGATGTTGCATCACTACTCGCATTTGCTTTTGCGACTGTCGGTTTATTTCCAGAAGCTCCAGAAAGATAAACAACCGTTCCTTTTGTTAAACTTGCTCCAGTTGTATTTTTTACTTCTCGAACTAAAGTTCCAGCTTGTCCTGCAACTGGAAAGCTTATTAAAGTTCCGTCTCCTGCAATGTATTGAGTTGTGTCTCCGGTTGGAACTGGATATTTTCCGTTCAATGCATTTTGCAAATCTGTTTGGTCTTCTAAATCTCCGGTTATAATTCCCCAAACCGGACTCTCGTCTGCAATTCTTATGTAAGCACTTCCGGACCAACGATAAACATTTCCTGTGTCTATTGTAACATAAATTTTCCCAGACTCTCCAGTTGCTGGTAAAGCTGCATAATTAGCTACCTCAATAACATCGTCAACATAACTTGGCAATTGAGTATTTGGTACTTTTCCGTCAATTAAATCTGCCTTAGCAACTAAAACATTATTCAAGTCTGTTTGATCCGATAAAACCCCGCTAATAGTTCCCCATACTCCAGAAGCTGTAATTGGAATTTCAACCCCAATAAACCAATAAGTCCCATTTGAAACCAAAGCATTTAAAGGCTCTGTTGTTGTTATTGTTGCTCCTCCTCCAACGTTTGGAAAAGTTCCAGGACCTACTAAGATAAACTCTTGGTCCTCTGTTGCTGGTAAAGTCTCTCCGTCATTAACCTCAACCGCTCGAAAACCAACTCCTCCAGTAACGTCAATAATTTCGCCAATAAAAGTTGCTAAATCCTGTAAATTTCCTTTTTTAAGATAACCTCCAACTTCGTGAGGAATTAAATCTGTTGTACTGTAAGCGGCTGATTGTAAGTCGCCAACTTTTATCGTTGTTGTTGTTGTTGGATCTATTGCCATTTTTTTATACTTTTATTAAGTTTGTGTTTCCGTCTTGTACAATTACACTCGGATCGCCATTATTCAATAATACTAATTCAATCCCAGCCATTAAAGGTTGACCAAATCCGGTAAGATTTCCGCTAAATGTAATTAGTTCATTAACTGGAGCAGCCTCTGAAATATCAGTCAAATAAGCTTTTCCATAATCAACAATCGGAAATGTTGGTCCTTGAATTTTCCATTCTAATAATTGTCTATCTCTTTTAAGCTCTTTTAAGCGATCATAACTGGCGACATTAAAGTTTCCTCCAGCAATTGTTGAATTGACTTGTATTCCGTTAAATGATATGCTATAACTTTGCATTGTAGGTTTACTCGTGGACCAACCTGCGTTGTCTCTTGTTGTCGTGTCGATTGTTTCTGAGCTTTCACTAAATGAATTGTCGCTCAAACAACCTATCGGAATATAAGTCCCCGATAATTTTATATATAATATTCTGTCTTCTCCTTTGAAATGTTCCATACTACAAAATTAATAAATTTTATGACGTAATTGTCGGCTTAACTG